CGTTCTGCCTTCCTGCTGCCGACATCATCCCACTGCTCGGCTCTCTGCCTGAACAGCCTGTGACGTTCGACATCGACCTGGAGCGCCACCTCGCCACAGTCATTTATCAGAGCGGACAGGTGTCTGTACCTATCGAGGAGTCTGCCGAGTTTCCCAAGGTGGCGGATGTCACCGACCCCACAACATCGTTTGTCGTACCTGCTAACATTTTTTTTCCTGCAGTCAAGGCTGCAAGCGGATGTACTTCGTTCAATGACACACTACGTCCTCAGATGGCTGCTGTGGCACTCGACGTGCTCGACGATAAGGTGGTATTCGTCGGATCTGACGGACACTCGCTCTATAAGTATGAATATTTCCATGGTGTACCGTTCCTCACGGGCGAAAAGGCGGTCATCCTTATTCCAAACACCATCGTCGGCTCTCTGCAGACTCCATTCCTCGGCGTAGAGGAGATTGAAGTGCTGTTCGACCGTAAGCATGTATGCCTACGTGCCGGCGATATATCATTCACCATCCGTGACATCGAACAGCGCTATCCTAACTACAACTCAGTCATCCCCAAGGAAAACCCCTACCATGCCGTCCTGCCGGTGGCCTCATTCATGGGTGCCCTCAAACGTGTGCAACTCATGGCTTCCGACGCATCCAACATGGTTAAGTTCTCTAAGGATGGCATGTTTGTCAACCTCTCTGCTGCCGACATCGACTTCTCGAAGTCCGCTTCCGAGAACCTGACACTCGCCGAGGTGGAGAACCCGCTGACACTACCTGATAACTTCGCCATAGGCATCAAGGCTTCGCAACTGATGAACCTACTTGGCAACATCAGCACCGATAACGTGCGCGTCGAACTGTCAGCACCTAACCGCCCACTCCTCCTAAAAGAGGATGCCGACAACTCCGTTCTCCTCGAACTCTGTATGCCCATGTCCCTGGAATAACCACCGTGCCCAGCGGTTTACCCGCTGGGTCCTAACCGCAAAAATTATGAAAATAGATATCATCAACAACTCCCACCACCCACTTCCCGAATATGCCACAGCTCAGTCTGCCGGCATGGATCTCCGTGCGAACATCACAGAGCCTATCGTCCTACAACCCATGGAGCGCGTATTAGTCCCCACAGGCTTATATATCGCACTCCCAGCAGGCTACGAGGCTCAGGTACGCCCACGCTCCGGCCTCGCTCTCAAACATGGTATCACCGTGCTCAACGCACCAGGAACGATCGATGCCGACTATCGTGGTGAAATAGGTGTGCTACTCATCAATCTAAGCAACATCCCCTTCGAGATTGCCGACGGCGAACGCATCGCCCAACTGGTTATCGCATCCTATGAACAGGCAGAGTGGAACCCCGTGACAGTCCTCGACGATACCGAACGTGGCGATGGCGGTTACGGACATACCGGCACAAAGTAATGGATAAGATGTATAACTGTGATTTTATCGCAAAGTCACTTGTTGCTGATGAGGGCTGTGCCACCAACTGTCCTGGTGTTACTCACCGTATAGAGGTGGCCTGCTTTTTCCAGCATGGCCGCACGTCCTATTTCATTGCGAAAGATGGCCGTGTCCTCTCAGCTCCTACAGCCACTGTGCTCGATGTTTCTCCATCGAGTCCTGGCGCTCTCTGTAAGGAGATAGCATCCTTCAACGGAAAAGGCTATCGCCGTGTCCGTCTCGCTGGTAAGAACTTCAAGGTGCATCGCCTCGTGGCAGAAGCCTTTGTCCCTAACCCTGACAACCTTCCCCACGTCATCCACATCGATGGCAACCGCACCAATAATCATTTCTCTAACCTCCGCTGGTCCGCCACCCAGTCCAATCACGAATGAAGCATCATAAGAAAAAGAACCACGACCCTCGACGACTCGAACGCATCGATCCCTACGACATCAAGCGTCCCCTCCCGTCACCCACCAGGACTTCCACAAAGTCCTACATCCGTGGCGACATCCGTCCCCGCCGTCGCCCTATCATTACAGCGCTGATAATCGTAATTCTTGTTTTAATTCCTATATGAAAGAGAATATTAAACTACTATATATAGATTTATTTTGTGGTGCTGGAGGCACCTCTACTGGAGTGGAATATGCACGAGTGCATGGAGAAAAATGTGCTCGTGTTATTGCCTGTGTAAACCACGATGCTAACGCTATTCTATCACATCAGGCAAATCATCCTGATACGCTCCACTTTACTGAGGATATTCGTACTTTGGAACTGTCGCCATTGGTAGCACACCTGGAAAAGATGAAATTGCAATATCCTGATGCTCATGTGGTATTGTGGGCCAGTTTGGAATGCACGAATTTTAGCAGGGCAAAAGGTGGCCAGCCTCGTGACGCTGATTCACGAACATTAGCTGAACATTTGTTCCGATATATTGAAGCCTTACGTCCTCATTATATTCAAATTGAGAATGTAGAAGAGTTTATGTGTTGGGGAGAACTCGATGAGCACGGAAAGCCTGTCAGCAAACATAAAGGCACATCATATCTCCGATGGGTACGCAATGTATGTCGCTATGGTTACGACTTTGATTGGCGCATCCTGAATGCTGCAGATTTCGGCGCATATACCTCTCGCAAACGGTTCTTTGGCCAATTCGCTCTTCATGGATTGCCCATTGTTTTTCCTCTCCAGACACACGCAAAGGAGACTGTATCGTTTGGCAAAGAAAAAACGACTGAAGGAGTATATCGCCCAAATCCAGATTGGAGTGAGTTGTTCCCTGGTTATTACAAACCGTGGAAAGCGGTCCGTGACGTATTAGACTTACAAGATGATGGTACAAGCATTTTTGGTAAAAAGAAACCTTTATGTGAGCGTACTCTTGAACGTATCTATGCTGGTTTGGTCAAATTCGTTGCTGGTGGTAAAAAACAGCACGAGGCATGGATATTGAAGTACAACTCCATGAACAAAAACCACTATCATGTAGCGCCATCTATTGATGAGCCGTGTCCTACCGTGACAGTCCAAAACCGTCTTGGGCTGGTTAAGTGTAATTTTTTGTCAAAACAGTTTGGTGGCAGTCCTGAAGGTAAGAATATTCCTGTTGATGGTCCTGCCGGTGCTATTACTACCAGGGATCATCATGCTTTCATTACTGCCTATTACGGTAATGGTTTTAATCATTCAATAGAAGAACCTGCTCCGACTATTACAACCTCAGATAGGTTTGGTATTGTTAAAAGTGTCTTTATGGCGAACGAATATAGTGGTGGCGGCCAGATTTCTGATTTGGAAGCCCCCTGTCCTGCTGTGCTTACTACACCTAAACAGAAAATCGTTTCAGCGCAATATTTGATGAACCCCCAATATCAGAGTGAGGGAGGAAGTATAGATAGCCCCTGTTTTACTCTGATTGCCAGAATGGATAAGATGCCCCCTTATCTTATTAGTACCGAGAAAGGACTGGGGATTGCTATTTATGAGGATGACAGTCCTATGACGAAAAAGGTTAAGGAATTTATGGCCATGTACGGCATCGTTGATATAAAGATGCGAATGCTTAAAATTTCCGAACTGAAAAAGATTATGGGATTCCCCGAAGATTATGTGCTCATCGGTACTCAGGCAGAGCAAAAGAAATTCATCGGTAATGCCGTAGAGGTCAATATGAGCCGAGTGCTTTGCGAGGCATTATGCACCCGCCTTTCCAAAGAAAATCGCGTAGCAGTGTAATTTTCAACGGACACTCGCTCCCACCACCACTCCCCGCCGCTCTCGGTGGGGTTTTTCATTCCATGCCCGCTGGTTCTGCCAGCGGTTTTTTTTGTTCCGTCTGTTGTAAGGTGATTTTGTCGCCGTCCCTCCAAAGTCTCTTTGTCCCGTCCTCGCTGCCGTTTCTTCGTATCTTTGTAACAAAATAAGCATTATATGGCAGCACAACTTGAAAAACCAATGCGTCGCCCGAACGTGGTTCTGCGCCGCTTTGCCATGGATGCCGTGCAAGCACTCCAGGCGAACATGCAGACACAGCACGTCTTTCCAACGGAAATCTACCCTGGCTTCCGTAAGGTCAACGAGTACCGCAAAGACCATGGCGGATGGTATGCCACCGGCAAAGGTGTCCGCTCGTTCACCTCGCGCATCGATGCCACCCCTGGCCACGAAGCAATCAGCCTCGGTTTCCGCGACTACCTCCGCTTCGTCGATATGGGTACTGTCGGTGGCCGACCGCTCGACGTGGTACGTCGCGACCGCAAGGCTCGCCACAACCGCCGCTATGTGCGTCAGTGGCTCGCCGTCATGGGCGAAACAAGCCGACCCTCAATAATGATGGAGGCGCGTCATGTCGCCTCTCGTATGCAGCGCTATTACGAAGACTTCTACGGACGCGAACTCTCCGTAGAGGTGTTCCGTGACATCGAAGACCTGCCACCACTCGTGTTCCAATTCTAATATCTACCTCCTATGGCCGATAAACAGATATACATCAAGATCAGTGCGGACTCCGCACAACCAGTAGCAGCCGTCAAAGCCATGCGCAACGAACTGTCGCGCCTGGAAAAGGCGTATAATGCCATCAACACTTCCACAGCAACGGGCGCACAACGTGCCCAGAAACTGCAAAAGGAAATGGCCGACCTCCGTGCGCTCATCAAACAGCAGGAGGCGGACATGAAAAAGGTGGAGAAGGTTATTACCAACCTCTCTAATGCGTCGCTGTCTCAACTGAACCAGGCACTGCGTCAGGTCAAAAAGGAAATGTCACGCACCAGCGAGAGTAGCCCTAAGCTCGATGAACTGCGCCAGAAATATAAGGCTATCACCGACCAAATCAAGGTCATGCAGGGCGAAATGCTGAACATCAAAAAGCACATGGGCGAACTCTCTACACAGACGGACTCCTGGCTGCAACGCGCCATCAATCAGCAGAAACAGTTGGTGGCTTCTACACAGAAAACCAGTAGCGCCTATCAGTCGCAGGTCAATATCCTACACCAACTCCAAAACGAACAGGCGCGTCGTGCTGTCTCTACCATCAGCGATGGTGGGGCTTCTGCCGATGCACTCCGCACTGCTCGTGCCAACCTCGCCAGCTATCGTGACCAGTTGGGCAAAGGTGGCATCCTCCCCGCTTCCGGCAACGTGGCTGCTGAGATCGAGCGCATCAATGCTGAACTGAAGAAGTGTGACGACCAACTGGATGCTATTGCGGGTAAGGAGAAACAGATAGAACTCACCACCGACCAACTCCAGCAGAAGGCTGACAATATCATTCTCGACCCCAAAAAGTTCTCACCAAAGGAAATAAAAGCTGCTATCGATGAGATACAGCGTAAGTTGAGCAACCTCGGTACAGGCGATACGGCTCGCAAGAAACTCAACGAACAGATGAAGCAGCTGCAAAACATCCTCGCGGGTGTCGATCACGAACTGGTTGATATCGGCAACCTCCTCCAACCGGCTAACCTCCGTAAGGCTCCGCTCGAAACGCTCCAAAAGGCGGCAAAGCAGTTAGAGACGGAAATGGCTAAACTCAACCGCGACCAACAGCAGTATCTCGACAAACAAAAGCAGCTGGCAGCCATACGAGGGGAGATAGAACGTACAACCGGCGCTATCAATAAGCAGGGGTCTGCATGGAAAACGACGTTTCGTAATATCTCCATGTACTTCGGTGTCTTCCAACTGTTTTCTATCGCTCAACAGAAACTGCAGGGGATGCTTCAAAGTAACCTGGCATATTCCGACCAACTGGCAGACATCCGTAAGGTGACGGGCCTCGCCACCAAGGAGGTCAACGAACTCTCTGAAAGCCTGGCTAAGATAAACACGCGCTCTACGGTGCAGGATCTCGCCGACCTCGCCTATCAAGGTGGTAAGATGGGATTCGGAAAGTACGGTGTAGAAGGCATGAGCGCATTCGTCCGTGCTGCCGATCAGGTAAAGGTGGCGCTCTCCGACGACCTCGGCGATGACAGCCTCTTGCAGATCTCCAAACTCGTCGATACCATGGGACTTATCCCCAAACTGGGTGTCGAACGCTCTATGCTTGCTGTCGGCTCGGCCATTAACCAACTGTCGGCCACTTCTACTGCATCAGGAACACACATCGTTGACTTCGCGAAACGCCTCACAGGTCTTTCGCGTATCACGGGTATCACAACGCCGGAACTACTGGCACTCGGCTCGGCTGCCGATGCACTTGGGCAGGCTCCTGAAGTCGCGGCCACGGCTTTCGGTAAACTCTTCACGTCGCTGCAAACCAACCACAACCTGATTGAACAGCAGCTGAACATGGAGAAGGGCACCATCAATAACCTCTTCTCACAGGGTAAGGCGATGGAGGCTATTCTTCAGATCATGGAGAAGATGCGCGAAAAGGGTAACATGAATGCCCTCGGCAACATCTGGAAAGACCTCGGCTCTGAAGGTCAGCGCCTTATCGGTGTCATGGCTACCATGTCTAAGAATGTCGATACGGTCCGTGCGCATG